TATATCATCATTTTTGCATTTTTCTACAATTTCAAATATAAAATTTTCTTCACCATATTTATTCCATGCTCTTTGAAGATGTTTATTGTGGTGAACACCTTTATTTAAATCTTTTCTATGCTCATCCCATCTAACATAAATATTATCAGATTTTCCAATATATTTTTTATTATTCAATTTGTTGGTTATTGAATAAACTCCACATATTATCTCATAATCTTTAGGTGTAAATCTTTTACTCATAACATTTCTCGCTTTCCACCCGCAAAACCAATTAAAATAGAGTGAGAGAGTAGTACGAGTATCTACTATACCTAAGATGATCAGTCAAAGGGTTCTCACTCCATAATTCCAACTACCTGCCATCGAAACAGTAACAATCCTCTCATAGTTGGCTATATATTTATTCTCTTTTTAAATACAAAAAGAGACCAGTATTATTACTGATCTCTTTCAAATAATCTTTACAATATTTTTTACAAGTTGTCACGTAATTCTTTTGCTTTGTCTGCAATCCATGTTCCAGAAAAAGCGTTCATTATTTCTCCCAATAAACCATATGCAGTTGCAGAATTAGAAATTTCTCCATCTTCAATTTTTTCAATAATTTCTTCGGCAGAAGCCATATCTGTAAAATTCCACGCCATAATATTCACCTCCATATAACAATTATTGCATGTTAGATAAACAAAAGCAACATAGAATTATATTGAAAGTGCATTTATTTAGAACGCCGTGTTAGGGATTCGAACCCCAAAGACTTTTACATCCAGACTGTTTTCAAGACAGCACCCTCGACCAATCGGACACACGGCATAAGCGCAGTATATAGGACTCGAACCTATGCACCGAATAAACGATGACCTCTGATTAGCAATCAGGTGCAATACCAACTCTGCCAATACTACATAACAAAAGAGCCATCTCTCATGAAATGACTCTTTCTTAAAAAATTATCTTTCTCTAAACTAAATGAAACTATTTTCATTACGACTTTATCAGAATAATCTGCGTAGTTGTTGCCTACGGATAATTTGATAGGGCGGTAGTAAGTGTTGAGCTTACACACCTAAGTTTCGTATGCATCCAAAAAATAGGTTTTGGCATCAGGTTTACCGTACGAAAAGATTTCGGTGAGAGTCGAACTCACGCCCTCGGAGTTGCAGTCCGATGCCTTGACCAACTTGGCTGCGAAATCATAAATAGAGCATAACGGACTCGAACCGATACTCATGGAATGAAAATCCATTGTCTTACCTTTTGACTAATGCCCCATATTTTGGGTGGAAGAGTACCACCCATTATAAATTACTCAGACCAAACAAGATCTGTTGTGTAAGCCAATGTATTAATCGGAGTAAATTCTGTTACCTTGTAAGAAGCTAAAAGCTCAATACATTTCTTCTCTAATTCATCTTTATTTTCTGTAGAATATTCAACAGTTTCATATTCGCCAGTCCCAACCAATGTAGTAACTTCTTTTACTTCATGGGTATCTTCATCGGTTACAGTTTCTTTCTGTTCTTTCATAATTTCCTGCTTTACAGTAAGATAACGATACATTCCTGTTTTGGAATCTTTAATAAGAATTTTATACATAGTCAGCCTCCTTACAGTACAACAGATGTTTCAGCTTCAAAATCATTTGCCAACGCTCTGATTTCTGTTAATTTTGTTGTGATTGCAGCTTTCACTTTTTCCAAGAAAAGAACTGCCATTGCCTGTCCTAATTTTTCAGGAGTATTAAACACTGTACCAAGAGAAGCAGTAGGAATTTTATTTATGTCAATAGAAAGTGTAATAGATAAATTCTCATCGAGAGTGTACTTTTTATTTACTAAATCAGAAATTGTGACCTTTTCAATAGTAGAACCGTCTGGCTCATCAGTAACAATCACAGGAATTCCTGTATCTGAAAGTTTCAAATTTCCAGAGAAGTCAATCTGGCTATATTCGATATATCTTACGAAATTATGTAACTGATTTTTCTCTGTATCAGCATCTCTTATACTATCACCCAATTCTTCAACATTTAAACTTACTGTAATTACATCTTCGTTAATTTCTGTTTTCTGTGCTAATTTCATTATTCAGTTTCCTCCTCACTTAATAAGTTATAAAATTCTTTTAATCCGCAAATCATATTTTTAATGGTAGACTTTGACAAATTACACTGTAATTGTGGTAAATTCATATCTGTATCATTTACTTTAAAAACAAGACAATTGTTATCAAAATCAATACTCATACTTGCTTTTGTCTGATTTCCAATAAGCATCTGTAAAGCTTTTAAAGTTTTGCCATTATCACTTGTAATACTTAATACGTCACCAATTTCTAAGTCGTTTTCAGTAACCTGTAAATAAGCCATTATATGTGCACTCCTTTCTTTTATTTTCTTAGCTTCCTTTTATTCTAACTGAGGTAATAGGATTTGAACCTACGAATACAGGAGTCAAATTCCTGTGCCTTACCACTTGGCGATACCCCAATAATCAGCATAAAGCACTAACTAGCTGATATTGCACTGTACACATGCAGTTTTAAATTAGAAAACTTTCGCAATCCATTCATGCTTATTGATTATTCTCCACATATTTTCAGTCTTTGGAGCAAAGACCAGTTGATAAGGTTTTGCATCTCTTATCCAATAGACCGCCCAGCAGTCATTCACTAATGGTTCTCATTAACGCAGAGAAGCACGATAGATATACCGCATTAAGGTTTCGTGCGCACTAGAGTTGCTATAAAGTCAGCTCTACCAAAATACAGTAGCAGGTCTTACAATGCTACATGAATAGCAAATGCCAAGATATGACATGGTGTGCCTCGAAGAGGGCTATTAAGAATCTAGCTTCGATATTTGGACACTATATTATTCTCTGTTTTGTCGCCCACTTAAGGGTTCTTTTATTTGTTCTCTTGTTTGGAATATTTTGACATGAATTGTCATGATATGATATAATGGCTAGAACAAGCAAATAATCCAACATTTTAATTTGGCTAGATTGAGATGGTTAGGCGGTTTGAGTCACATCAGAACAGTGATGTTCTGTTTATATAGATATCCTCGTGACATCATGTAGGAAATACTTACAAAGGAGGATATAACGTGACGTTTATTGAATTATTAATCTTTACGATTGTAACTGGCATCGTAAGTGGCGTACTTGCTACATACTTAGTCAGATTTTTCGATAGACACAAAAATGACCGCCACTCGCCAAAGCACGGTCATTAATGTGTTAAGTATTAAATTTATTTAGCCTTTATTGATTTTACATTTGGCTCAACCGTCTAACGGATATTTGCTTGTTTTCTTTAGAAATTATTCTATCACAGTTTTGTGTTGAGTGCAAGGGGGAATTAGACGAAGTGTTAGACGAAAGCTTCATCGGGATTGCTTAAATACCTTCTTTTTCAGCTTCTTTCTGTAATTCTTGTTGTTTAAACTTTAGAATTTTTAATTTTTCCCTTAAATCAGCCTTAGAAGCAGGACGTACATAGCTTTGTGAAGTTACTGAAGTTGATTTGTGATTCGCCCATTGTGATGCAAGATTTAAATCACCAGTATCTTCATATATTTTATTGATCGCCGTCTTCCTGATGCAATGACAATGAAAGTCCTCTAAGCCAATAATTCTACCGATTTTTCTCATTCGATCGTGAATCATACCTTGTGTCCAAGGAATCCATTTGTCCTTATATTTATGAATAAATAGAGCATCGCATTCAAGATGGTCATAATCATTTGTTCTCATAGATAACCATGTTTCAAGCATATCCTTACAGGTACTGTCAAAGGAGACTTCTACACGGTATCCTTCCTTCTCACGTATTGACTCAAATACCATATTGTCTAAGTCAAGAGAAGATACAGTAAGTTTCTCCAAAGCACCAATTCTATTAGCGGAGAAGAGTGCGATTTCAAATAATAACTGATCTTGTATTGTCCATTTGTTATTCTCTGTCTTATATAAATCTGCTCTAATAGCTGCAATCTGCTCATCATTTAAAAAGTAATGATTAAGAATCTGTTCTTCGTTTGCTTTCTTCATTCTATCAAGCTTACCATCAAAAGGATGATATTTAACAAAACCACGTTTCATAGACCAAATATAAAATGAGCTTACGGCAGAAATCTTCATATTGATAATTTTCTTATGGTTTTGCAATGTTTCCTGACAGAAAAGCATATATGCCTCCATAATATCAACTGCATTTTCCATAAATTCATCAGAATATAAATCTAATTCACCATAATTTTCTCCTAACCACATGAGGAAATGTCGAAACAAACCTTTATATCTCTTGTATGTAGTATCTTTTACATCACGATTTTTGATGATATTAGATTGTAAATATTTTTCATATTTCTTCCAGTTCTCTTCATAAATAAATTTCTCT